TCTTCACCCACCCAAGCAGCATCATCTAAATAGTCAGAATGAAAAGAATCATCAAAAACAATATTTCTAGGATCTACTCTCCTTACATAAGGATCTCCATTTTTAATACTAACCTTGAAAAACTCTTTGCCAGTTACAAGTAAATCTCTAAAACCTTCTTTAAACACATCCTTTAAGTTATATCTATTAGAAACATACTCTAACCCATCTTGTGCTGTTTCTTCTACCATTTCACGGTAGTTATATTTCATATATGTTTCAATATCTTCTGGAACAGGCATTCCTTCACCCTCTTGCAAAATATCAATATTCATTTCTTCTTTCATTTCATTGTGAAAATCCTGCAATAACGATTTCATCATCATACCAACCTTATGGTCATGCTTTCTAATAACAGCTGATTTATTTACTGTGGTTACTTTCATATCCATAGGCCTTCTTAATTCCTCACCTAATAATAAATCAACTTTAGGAGTAATAATAGGATAATTTACAAGTCTTGCTGGATATGTTAATCCGTATTGCTCTGTTATATAAGAATAGTCTCCCTGACTTAACTGGCCATTGTATATTTGGTAATTTCTAATATCTTTAGTTCTTGAAGTGTGGTATGAACCTCCCTCAGAACCCATATAACCTGTAACGGCATTTAAAACTTGTCTGCACCAGTCTTTAGTTTTTTCTTTCTCAGCAACTACCATTGAAGGCATTGATTTGTATCTATTTTCCATAATCTTAATTTATTTGCAACGGAACACCGTTATATCCCATTTTATAATATTTAAACCCTATATCTTTTACTTCTGCTTCTCTTTCACTAGCCTGCATTCTATAATTATCTATGTTATGAATTAGACAAAGGCCAAACGCAATAGCCCTATCTGTGTTTTGTAATCCATAATTAGCAAGCTCGTCTATTAAGTCTATAAACCATATATCTTCAGTGCTCTCTCTTAGATAATCGTCTATTAAATCTTCCATTAAAGACTTAACTTGTTTATTCATGTGCACACCATATCTATTTCTAGTTTTTGTACCAGGGTTGTGTGCAGACTCTGGTTTTTCTTTTAAATACTTTAACGCATTCATACGTTTAAAATAATCTAAGATACCTATTTTAGTATATTCAACTAACATTTTTGCATTATAATATACCGCTAACTTTAAACACCCGTCCCAAAAATCTTCTTTCTTTTTAGGCCTGTCAGTGTATTCAGCAACTACGTAATCGCTTGACATATTAGTATTTGCAAATCTACGATAAATTATTGCACTACCCAAAGAATCTGATGCTCCAGCTTGATCTTGGTCATAAGAGTCAATACCCCCTATATCTAAATTTTTATATTCTGGCTCAGGATGTGTTAATATTTTATATGGGCCTGCAGGATGCGGCTTCCATTTTACTGTAGGCTCGTCCTCCCCTAACTCCCAATCTAAGTAACCTCTTTGTATTTGACTTCTATGATCTTTACTAGACAATATTCTAGACCTTTGCGCGTTTAATAATGCAATATCAAATCTTGCTGAATGCGTATTAAGAAACGCCTCCTCTATAGTTAACGGATAATTTTGTATATGTAGGTTATAAGCCTCATTGTCTCCAGACCTTTGTATATCTTCTCTATCTGATATTAATTTTTCTCTAGCGCCTTTTTCATCCTCTACGCCTGTGTTAATATCAAAAAATCCATAGTAGGCTTTTGAGGCAGGAATAAATACAGGTATTAAATTGTAAGCGTCATGACTATAATACATATCCATAAAGTCTTTTGATGCCTTAGATATATCACCACCAGTACCACCAACAATAGGCACACCAAACTGTATATCACCATCCATAAAACAAGCTTTAGATGACATATATGCATTCTTAAGTTTTTTAAACTCTCCAGCCTCTTCAAACACCATAAGAGAAACCCTTTCGCCCTTAAAAACTTCTGGATTATCCATCGTTCTACAAATAATTGTAGATTGATAACCTCCTATTTCCCATTTGCCATCTTTATTCTTTTGCTTGTATCCAGACCTCATTATGCCATCAGTGTCTTTAAGTACAGAATGTTTAAAGTTAGGGTGTATACCGTTAAGACCTTTTCTAGTTTTATCAAAAAACGCATCAGCCGTTGCTTGTAATCCTGCTGCTACACCCACGTCATTAAAAGGAAAAAATGTATATTCATGTGCTACAGCGCCAGAGTTCATGTAAGAAAAACCTTTATCCCTAGCTTTAATAACAATCATACCTTTACCTTCTTCTTTGCAAACCTCAATAGTATCAAAATATTCATGATCCATAGTTCTGTACCATGGATGTATCAGTGTCTTACGATTACCAGATGTTCCATCATTACCTAATATCATATAATAGTTTAAATAAAAGTAATACTTACCAGATATTTTTTTCATACCCTTTGGCTTAAAACCATTTAAACATCTATCAGTTTCTTTAGCCCAATATTCCTGATAAGCCACTGAGTCAGGGTTTAAATCGGGATGCCCAAGATTAGGTATAGGACGATATCTTTGTGGATCAAATTTTATCTTACCCATACTTTAATTTTTTCGTTTTACCTAATCCAAACATTCCTGCTTCTTTTTCTTTAGCTTCTAATTTAGCATGATATCTGTCTCTTAAATCTACACCATGTAATTCTAAAGACAATTTATTATACTTATCAGCTTTATTTAAATCAGCTTTCTTATAATACTTTTTATAAGAATTATACAGGTACTGTAATTTATATTTATTTTTTTCAGCCATTAAGCATGTTGAGGTCTATATCCGCTTGTTGACGTAGGCATTTTACAACCATCATTACAATTCCATTTACGTAAAGACTTATTAATTCTAGAATCTGGGTCTCTTCTTTTTTTAACGCCAGTAAGTTTCTTTTTCATTCCACCCATTCTAGCGCAAAAAGCATTTTTTCTAGATTTTCTTTTACCTTTAGGTTTTTTTTCTGTGACAGGCGCTCCAACGCCAGCACTCTTACGACCTTTAGCGTTTAAACCACCAGAAGGACTCTTGCCTTCTTTTCTTTGCCAAACTGGAGTACTAGGCATGACTAATCGTGTTGCATTCTACCTCCGTAACCGTATTTCATTCCTTTTGCTGCTTTTTTCATCTTGCCACCATACATCATTTTTTTACCTTTAGTAGCGCCAGCAATTCTATCAGCTTGTGTTGGATTAGGATTGTTATCAATTCCTGCTTTTACACTGAGCATACCAAATTTACCACCCTTAGCGTATTTACCACCACCTGCATAAGACATCATTTTGTTTTTCATTTTCATTCCACCCATTGCTTTTGCAGTCTTAGCAGCATCTTTAAAATCTTGAGCGCTAGGAGCTCCAGCATCTCCTGCTTTTCTCATTGTTGCACCACGCTTTCTTTTAGCGTGTATATTTGCATATAAACCTTTTTTTGCCATTTTTTTAATTTTTTTTAATTAATTCATTTCTTTAATTTCTTTCCTTCTCTCTAAAAAGGACAATCCTTTATCCCCAGCTATCTTTTGTCTTTCACCTCTTCTGTCAATTGCGTCTAACAATGATTGTCTTGTTTTTAATATTTTTTCTACACCTATCATTAACTTTTGTAGCATTTCTGCATTTTCTTCATCCAAGTGCATGCCATCTATAAGAGCAGTAAACTGATTAATTTTTTTATTAAAAGCTATAAGTTGTTCGTCTAACGGATCAAACTGTAGCTCATTATATTTATCACAAGCTGCTTTTAATGATGCGTCCTTTACCCCTTTCCAGTTATATGTATCATACAGGTCTTTAGAAAC